GACGTAATTGGGAACAAGGCGACGAATTATTCAATAAAAAGGAGTATTTTGTACACTATAAGTTCCTTCCAGGTCTTGGATTCTACGGTTTTGGGCTAATTCACATGATAGGAGGGCTTACTAAGTCCGCCACATCAGTTTTACGTCAATTAATTGACGCTGGAACGCTAAGTAACCTACCAGCTGGGTTTAAAGCACGTGGTATGCGTGTACAAGGGGAAGATGAACCCCTAAGACCAGGAGAATTTAGGGATGTTGACGTTCCAGGAGGCACAATCCGTGATGCATTGATGCCTTTACCCTATAAAGAGCCTAGTAACGTACTAGCTCAGTTATTAGGTGTAATTATTGAGTCTGGAAGAAGATTTGCTAGCATAGCAGACATGCAAGTAGGTGATATTGGTAGTCAACAACTACCTGTAGGCACAACTGTAGCTATGTTAGAGCGTGGTACTAAGGTTATGAGTGCTATTCATAAACGTTTACACTTTGCTCAGAAAAAAGAGTTCAGGTTATTAGCTAGTATCTTTAGTAAAAGCTTACCCCCTGTGTATCCTTATGATGTTCCAGGTGCAAGTAGAGAAATTAAAGCTACAGACTTTGATGACAGAGTAGATATTATACCAGTAAGCGATCCTAACATATTTAGTATGGCTCAAAGGGTAATGTTAGCTCAACAAGAATTACAAATGGCACAGGCAGCACCACAAATACATGATTTACGAGAAGCCTATAAGCGTATGTATGAAGCTCTAGAGGTTAAAAATATAGATGCTATATTACCACCTGCAGCTCAAATACCCCCACGTGACCCAGTAAGTGAACAACAAGCAGCAATGACAGGTCAACCTATCAAAGCTTTTGAGTTCCAGAACCATGATGCCTATATCTCAGCACACAGCTCATTCTTACAAAACCCAATGATGGCTCAGAATCAGCAAGCACAATTAGCAATTAGTGCTAACATACAAGAGCATCAGGCAATGTTATACAAACAACAAATAGAACAAGTACTAGGTCAACAGTTACCAGAACTTGGTGCAGAAATACCACCACAAGTTATGAATGAGTTAGCTTTACTCGCAGCTCAAGCAACACAAGTGGTGACAGGTCAGGCACAAGCTATGGCTCAAGCACAAGCTAACGCACAAATTGATCCTATCGTACAACTAAAAGAACAAGAAATAGCACAAAAAGCACAAAGTGATGCTTTACGAAGTCAGGTAGATTTAGCTAAAATAGAATCTAATGAAGCTATAGCAGAAATGAAAATAGCTCAAGACAGAGAAGAAGCTATAATGAAAGAAAAAGACAATATTCGTAAATCATACACAGAATTATTAAAAGATGTCAGAACTTCTGACACTCAAAACAGAGGAGTATAATCATGCCAGGAATGAATAGAGGTAGAAAAACTATCAAAAAAATGAAGCCTAAAAAAAGTGTCAAAAAAATGACTAAAGGCGGAAAAGCTAAAAAGCGAGGTTAAGATGTTTAAGAAATACACAGTAAAAGAACCTAAAAGAATAGACTTATCAAAGCCAGTCACTATGGGAGCTATCTTGAATAAGAAAGTTTTCGGTGAAGGCAAAGGTAAAGCTAGAGGTGGCGGAGCAGCCACCAAAGGTTTAAGTTACAATATTTCTCCTAGTGGAAAGGAGTAATCATGGCTAAGAAACCAGGACTATGGGCTAACATCCATGCTAAACGTGAGCGTATAAAAAAGGGCTCAGGTGAACGTATGCGTAAAAAAGGTGAGAAAGGTGCACCTACCGAAGCTCAAATAAAAGCAGCACAAGGTAAAAAAGATGGCGGACTAATTGGTGGTCAAACTAAATTAGATAAAAACAAAGACGGCAAAATATCTGGAGCTGATTTTAAAATGATGAACCATGGCGGAGAAGTCATGTGTAAAGGCAACGGTATAGCTACTAAAACAAAATCTACTAAACTAAGATAAAATAGTTATAATACATTACAATGGCAACACCACGAAGAGGTAAAGCAAAAGTCAAAGTAACTAAGTCTGGTAAAAAGGTTAGTTACGGACAAGCAGGAAAAGCCAAAGACGGTAAAAGAAGAGTTAGACCAGGAACATCCAAAGGTGACTCTTATTGTGCTAGAAGTTTAGGTATTAAAAAGAGGCTATCGAAAAAGAAACAAAACGATCCGAACACTCCTAATAACTTATCAAGAAAAAGATGGAAGTGTTCTGGTGCTAAATCAAGAAGAAAAGCTAAGAAAAAATAGTATAAATGGTAGATAAGTTAAGGAAGTTAATTGCAGAAAGAAAAGAGCAATTAACAGAAACACTCGCTAATGGCGGAGTGCAAGATTTTGAAAGTTATCAAAAAATCGTAGGCGAAATATCAGGTCTGTCGTTTACGGAATTCTTAATTAGAGACCTGCTCAAGGATAGAGAAGAATGAAAGAAGTAAAATCATTTGGTAAAGGTGGCGAACCAATACCAAACACAGTGGAACGATTCACTGAACCCAATGTTGAGATCCCTAAAGAAGAAGAACAAAAGTTTACACCTGAAAGTGTAACTGAAGACGAATCTCTTAAGACTCAGCTTCCTACCCCCACAGGTTACAGAATTATGATCTTACCATTTAGTCGCAAACAAAAGACTAAAGGTGGGATATATTTAGCAGATTCAACATTAGAAAAAGAACGTATTGGTACTAATGTTGGGTATGTAGTTTCACTTGGTCCAGATGCTTACAAAGATAAAAACAAGTTCCCAGAGGGTGCTTGGTGTAAGGAAAAAGACTGGGTGATTTTCGGCAGGTACGCAGGAGCACGAATCAAAATTGATGGTGGTGACTTGCGTTTATTAAACGATGATGATATTTTAGCTGTAGTACAAAACCCAGAAGACGTAGTTACAGCTTAATATAATCACGCAACTATAAGGAGTAAACATGGCAGAAGAAGCTGTGCAACAACAAGAAGAGCAGGAAGAATTGACAGAAGTTGAACTTCCTGAGACTGAAGAAGATCAGTCAGAAGAAGTTCCTGAAGAGGAAGAAAAACCTAAGAAGGAAGAAGCAAAAAAAGAGTCTGACGAAATAGAAGACTATAGCGAATCGGTTAAAAAACGTATTGCTAAGTTGACCTATAAAGTTAGGGAATCTGAAAGAAGAGAGACAGCAGCATTAGATTATGCTAAATCTGTTCAAGAAGAATTAAATAAAACCAAAAATAAACTTTCAAAAACTGATCAGAACCTATATGATGAGTATAAAGGTAGAGTATCTTCTGAACTTAGTTCAGCTCAAGACCGATATAAGAAGGCATATGAAAGTGGTGATACAGACGCCATGATTCAAGCTCAACAAGACTTAGCTAAGTTGGCAGTTGAGGAAGAAAGCCTAAAAAGAGTCAGAGCTAAACAACCAGAAGAAACTGAACAGCCTGAAGAGAATGTCGAAGAGATTGTAAATAAAAATGTACAGCCTCAACAACAAGCTCCTCAAGTTGAACCAGATCCTAAAGCTCAGGAGTGGGCTAAAAAGAATGACTGGTTTGGTTCTGATGTAGCTATGACTACTAGTGCTTTTGCTTTTCATAGGCAATTAGTAGAGCAAGAAGGTTACGATCCAACTTCTGATGATTACTACACAGAAGTGGATAAAAGAATGGCAGAAGCTTTTCCTCATAAATTAGGACAAGCTCAACAGAACAAGGTGAACGAGGTTGTAGCAGGATCAAGTAGAGGATCTACTACTGCAAGAACACGGTCACGTAGAAAAGTACAACTCACACCGAGTCAAGTTTCAATAGCGAAACGATTAGGTGTGCCACTAGAAGAATATGCTAAGCATATCAAGGAGTAAAAAATGGTAGATGAAACTAAAACTACTAAATCAGATCGAACCTCCAGATCTGCAGAAAGTCGAGAAAAAACTTCTCGCCTAAAACCATGGAGTCCACCGTCTTTATTAGACGCACCCACCCCACCAGAGGGCTATGTATACAGATGGATACGAGAGTCAATGGTAGGACAACAAGATCAAGCGAATATGTCAAAACGTATTCGTGAAGGTTGGGAACCTGTGAGAGCAGAAGACCACCCAGATTTTGAATCACCTACTGTTGAGGATGGTAAACACGCTGGAGTCATAGGAGTTGGTGGCTTAATCCTCGCAAAGATGCCTGCGGAAATTGTTGATCAAAGACGAGCATATTATGCTCAACTCTCCAACGATCAAATGAACGCTGTAGACAATAATCTTATGCGAGAGAGTAACCCTATCATGCCCATAGACAATCCGTCTAGGTCATCTAAGGTTACTTTTGGAAGCGGAGGTTCTAAAGGCTAGTACTTTAGAACTATATTTTGAACTTATATTAACAATAAAGGTGATATAAATGGCTAATGTAAATGATCCTAACGGATTTACACCAGCATACCATATGAGTGGTGGCACTATTAGACCTTCAGAGTTCGCAATCGCAAGTGGTGCATCAGGTGATATTTTTTCAGGTGATGTAGTAAAATTGACAAGTGGTTACGTTCTTCAAGGTGGTGCAACAGACGCTCCTCTAGGTGTGTTTTACGGTGTACAATACACAGCAACAGATGGTACTCCAGTTTGGTCCAGAAAATGGCCAGATGGTACCGCAACTCTAGGTTCTGCAGATGCTAAAGCATACGTATATGCTGATCCCGATATAGTCTACGAGGCACAGTACACAGGTACTCCAACTCAAGCAGACGTCGGTAAAGTACATACTATCTCTACAACTGCAGGTGATACTAATAACAACCGTTCGAAAGAAGGTGTGACTACTACGACTGCTAGTGGTATTGCTAAACAGGTTGGCTTCGTCGATAGACCAGACAACTCAATTGGGCAATATGCTAGAGGTTTATTCATATTCCCAGCTTCAACTTTCGGTAACGACTAATAGGTGATATAAATGGCAATTAACAGAGCACAACTAGTTAAAGAATTAGAGCCAGGACTAAATGCACTTTTTGGTCTTGAATACGATCGTTACGAAAACGAACATGCAGAAATTTTCGATTCAGAAAATTCTGAGAGAGCTTTTGAAGAAGAAGTTATGTTATCAGGCTTTGCACAAGCTCCTGTAAAAGGGGAAGGTGCTATGGTATCTTATGACACAGCTCAAGAAACTTTCACTTCTCGTTATACCCATGAAACAGTGGCGTTAGCTTTTGCATTGACAGAAGAAGCAATTGAGGATAATTTATATGATTCTCTTTCTTCTAGATATACTAAAGCTTTAGCACGTTCTATGGCGAGCACGAAGCAAGTAAAAGCTGCAAACGTACTTAATAATGGTTTCTCAGCTACCTTCCCAGGTGGTGACGGAAAAGCATTATTCGCTACAGATCATCCAACTTTAACAGCTGGTGATTTAGCTAACGAACCAAGTACTGCTGCAGACTTGAACGAGACTTCTCTTGAGAATGCATTGATTGATATTTCAGGTTATAAAGATGAAAGAGGTATCAAAATCAATGTTCAGGCTAGAAAATTGATCGTACCACCTCAGTTACAATTTGTGGCTGACAGAGTACTTCAATCTCCAGGTAGAGTCGGTACATCCGATAATGACATCAACGCTATGAAGAACATGGGAATGTTCCCAGAAGGCTATGTTGTCAACCACTATCTGACTGACACTGATGCATTCTTCATCAAGACTGACGCTCCTAACGGCATGAAGCATTTCGTAAGATCTCCAATGTCAACTGGCATGGAAGGTGACTTTGAAACAGGAAACGTAAGATACAAAGCAAGAGAAAGATATTCTTTCGGCTTTAGTGACTGGCGTGGAATGTACGGTTCACCTGGAGCTTAATCCTTTCGGGGTAGACGTTTTACGTCTTTTAAGGGGAACATTATGTTCCCCTTTCTTTTTATTCACTACTACATTACAATAAATATAAACCGAGGTAACTCGTTGCACCAACTGACTCGGCAGACTTACTCCAAGATGGGGCAACAAATTTAGTTAGGAGACAATAATGGCTAAATCAACTTTTTCAGGACCAGTTAAATCTTTATCTGGTTTTATTTCTGCAGGTAACACTGCGGTAGTTAGCTTAACAGCTAATACAACACTAACTGTAGATGATCACGCAGGTAAACTTTTGTTGTGTAATGATGCAGACGGTGCATTTACTTTACCTTCAATTGTTACTACTGCACCTAGCGATCCTACAGACCCTAATCAACTTAATAACTTAGGAGCTAGTTTTACATTCTTAGTCATAACAGCAGCAACTGGTATGACCATCATTACAGACGGAACAGATAAGTTTGTTGGTGGATTATACACAGGTGTATCAGACGCAACAGGTAAAACTTTTATTTCTGGTGCTGCTAATGATATTATTACTTTGAATGGTACAACTAAAGGTGGATTGGCAGGAAGTATTATTAAAGTACATGCTGCTGCTGCTGCTAAGTATGTTGTAGAAGGAATTACTTTAGGTTCAGGAACTCTAGTAACACCATTCTCTGGTTCTTAATTTTAGGAGTTTAATATGGCAGACGCAGTAACTTCAACAACTCTGTCAGATAGTGATAGGTCAGTTGTTATTCAGCTGACCAACACATCCGATGGAACTGGCGAGGCAGCAGTAAATAAGGTTGATGTAAGTGGTTTAGCAACTAGAACTAGTGATGGAGCAACATGTACTGGTGTAAGGTTAGCTAAAATTGTTTATTCAACTTTTGGGATGAGTGTCAAACTTTTGTGGGACGCTACTACTAATACTATCTGTTGGGATCTAAATTCAGACTACACTACTGACGAAGATTTTACAGAATTTGGCGGTATAAGAAATACTGCTGCATCAGGTGGAAAAACAGGAGATATACTACTAACAACTACAGGTGCCTCAAGTGGCGACTCGTACGTTATAGTACTAACTCTATTTAAAGAGTTTTAAGTAAATGGCTTATTCAGGCACTAAAACTTTTGCCTTAGATATAGCTGATACTATAGAAGAGGCTTACGAACTAGCAGGACTAGAACAACGTACAGGGTACGATGCTAGAACTGCTAGACGTTCTTTAAACATCATGTTTGCAGACTGGGCGAACAGAGGTGTTAATCTTTGGACTATAGAGGAAATTTCTTTAGATTTAGTTCAAGGCACAAATCAATACAATATGAACGCATATGATATTGATATACTTTCTGCTGTTATACGAGACAGCAGCACTAGTCCTTCAACAGATATTGAAATAGATAGAATCGGTAGACAAGAATTTTTAAATATTCCTAATAAAACTACTCAAGCTAGACCTACACAATATTTTGTAGACAGACAAATCACACCAGTTATAAATATATGGCCAACACCAGACAGTGCTAACTACAAGTTAGTTTCTTATAGAATACAACGTATTGATGATGTAAATACATCCGCTGAAAATCCTGAAGTACCTTCAAGATTTATACCTTGTATGGTAAGTGGTTTAGCTTACTATATTGCATTAAAAAAGAATCCTCAAAAAGCAGGAATATTAAAACAACAATACGAACAAGATTTTAAATTAGCAGCAGACGAGGATAGAAATAGGGCTTCACTTATATTGACGCCCTCTAGGAGATTCTATTAATGGCTTACGCTCAGGGTAAATACGCACGAGCGATATGCGACCGATGCGGTTTTGATGTACCATATTCAGAACTTAGAAAAGAATGGACTGGATTTAAAGTTTGTGGCGAATGTTATGAACCTAAGTCCCCACAACTTGAACCTTCTCACCATGTAACTGACCCTGAATCACTCTACCAACCACGACCAACTAACCCAGCCCCCACAACAGGACAAGGTTACGCTATAGTTTCTAACCCAAAAAACTCTGCAGGTATTAGCTCTCCTATTATGTGGGCACAAAATAGCGACACAATAGGTTCGATGTACAATATGTCTGCATTAAGTGGTAATGTAGGAGAAGTAACAATATCAGGAGTAGCTGCAACCCCTAGCCCCACACCAGCTCCAACACCATCGCCATCTACAACAACTTATACTGTCACGGTAGCAAGTTATTTAGGTTCTAACTATTTTTATATAGATGGTTCAAGAGCTGCAGCTTTAACAGTAACTGAAGGACAAACATATAAATTTGATCAATCAGATAGTACTAATAGCAGCCATCCGTTAAGATTATCAACAACATCAAACGGTACGCATGCTGGTGGATCCGAATACACAACAGGGGTAACAACTAGTGGAACTCCAGGAAGTTCTGGAGCGTACACTCAGATAGAAGTAGCATCAGGAGCACCAACTTTATATTATTATTGTACTAATCATAGTGGAATGGGGGGTATAATATATACAACATGAGTTTTACATACACAACTTTAAAAACAGCTATACAAGATTATCTAGAAAGTACAGAGTCTAGTTTTGTAACTAATCTACCTACGTTTATTACAACAGCGGAAGAACGTATATTTAAAAATGTACAGTTAGATGATTTTAGAAAAAACCAAGTTGGAAATTTAACAGCATCAGGAACTTATCTTGAGTGCCCAACTGATTACTTAGCACCTTTTAGTTTAGCTGTTATAGATAGCAGCAGTAATTATAACTACCTACTATTAAAACAAGTTTCTTTCATTAGGGATTTTACTCCCAATGCGTCCACAACAGGACTACCAAAATATTACGCAGAATTTGACGACAATACTTTTATAGTCGCACCTACCCCAGACTCAACCTACGAGGTTGAACTGCATTACTACTATAGACCAGCATCACTCACTACCACTACAGGTAATGAAACAACATGGCTGTCTAAAAATGCTCCTAATGCTATCTTATATGGCAGTTTAGTCGAAGCATGCACGTATCTCAAAAATTACGAAGCAATACCAGCATACGAATCTAAGTTTCAGGAGGCTTTACTAGGGTTAAAAAATCTTGGTGAAGCTAAATCAACTAGAGACCAATACAGGTACGATGAGATACGGAGACAACCACAAGCATGAGAATAAAAGAACTCGAGGGCAAGAATATTGCCATAGTTGCTATGGGAGAAAGTCAATTAGATTTTCACCTTAGTTTAGTACATTCAAAAACCTATGACGAAGTCTGGGGAATCAACTGCATGGGAGCTATTACTAAATGTGATAGAATATTTATGATGGATCCAGTAAGTAGATTTATGGACACAGATGACGCAGGAAGCCAGACAGACATCATGAGGAGATGGTTACCTGTAGCTGATATACCTATATACACTTGTGAATTAGATGAGAGGTGTCCTTCAGCAGTTCTTTATCCCTTAGAGGAAGTTGCACAAGATGCAGATTGTGCGTACTTAAATAATACTGTGCCTTTTGCTTTTGCTTTTGCTTTATACAATAAAGTTGGTAGTATAAATTTATTTGGTATAGATTTTAGTTATAGGGGTAATCTACATTTTGCAGAAGCAGGAAAAGCTTGTTGTGAGTTTTGGTTAGCTAAATGTATAGAAAGAGGAATGACTGTAAATGTTGCAGCTAGGTCAGGGTTACTTGATACAGATTGCCCTATAGAAAAAAGAGTTTATGGTTACCACAGACTGGATGACCCAGATATATTAATTGTAGATGATGAAGGAACGTATAGACAAATTAAACTTTCTGTCTACAATAAACTTTTACATGAAGAACAATTAAAAAACATCACAGAAGTAAGAACTGTGATGGACACACCACCAGAAGCAAAACGGTATTAAAATGATAGACAACACAACGTTAGGTGACATCGGTTCTATTATAGTAGAAACACAGCAAAATAGAGGACACCCACCTGAGTTTTGGGCAGAAAAACTTACTGACAGAATATGTGGTATAAGTGACAATGCTGCACCACACATTAGGCAACAAGCAGAAGCATATAAACTAGCTATTTACAACGTAATCGTTTATTATATAAAGCAGGCAATCAATAGTGAACGATGCACGATGCGTAATCTATTGGAACAACAAGGTCACGAAGACCTAGCTAAAATATTAAAGGAACTTTAACATGGCAATTACATCTACATTAACAACTAGCTTTAAAAAAGAGCTATTAGAAGCTAAACATAATTTTTTGGCGTCTGGCGGTAATTCTTTTAAACTAGCGTTATATACATCATCAGCAACTTTAGGAGCTACCACAACAGCTTTTACTACAACAGGTCAAGCGTCTGGTACAAACTATACTTCAGGTGGCTCAGCTTTAACTAACGTAAACCCAACAAGTTCAGGAACTACTGGTTTTACTGACTTCGCTGATTTAACTTTTGGTACAGCGACTATTACTGCTAGAGGTTGCATGATTTACAACGACACTAACGCTGATAGATCTGTAGCTACTATTGATTTTGGTGGCGATAAAACTTCTACTGCTGGGGATTTTACAATTGTATTTCCTGCAGCAGCAGCCAGCACAGCGATTATAAGAATCGCCTAGCCTTAAATGGCTATCGTTAACGGTTGGGGTAGAGGCACGTGGGGGCAACTCACGTGGGGCGAACCCATACCACTTACACTTACTGCACCTTCCGCAGCGACCTCTGCACTAGGCACAGTAACTCCTAATGCAGCAGCAACAGTTACTCTTACAGGTTTAAGCGTAACTGCTACCAATGGCGGTGTTGCAGTTGATGCTGGTGGTGTAGTTGGGGTTAATGGTTTAGCAGGAACGTCTGCTTTAGGTACAGCCACCACTGTTTCTAACAATACTTTAAATGTTTCAGGCTTAGCAGGAACTTCTGCCTTAGGTAGTATTGGAGTTAATTGTTCTGCTGTAGCATCACTTGGAGGTCTGACATCAAGTTTAGGCTCAGTATCGGTAGATGTAGATGGTGAGGCTAATGTATCTGTTACAGGGGTAGCAGGAACAAGCGCTATAGGAACAGCTAGCACCATTACAGATAATAGATTTAGTGTAAGCGGAACCCTTGGCAACCTCCGTGGCTCTGATCCGTTTGTTAATCCAACGGTTAATGCAGCATGTAATTTTACAATAACAGGCGTATCGGCTACAGGGGTAGTAGGTACTACAAATATTTGGCAACCTGTTGATGACAGTCAAACACCAAACTGGAGGGAAATAGCAGCATAATAAAGGTATAAACTTTTCCCTTTTTGATTTATTATATAAACTATAGGAACGAATTATGGCAACCTACGTTAACAATTTAAGACTCAAAGAAATCGCTACAGGTGACGAAAGCGGAACTTGGGGTACTTCTACAAATACCAACTTAGAATTAATTGGTGAAGCTCTTGGTATAGGTACTGAAGCTATTACTACTAACGCAGATACTCATACAACTACAGTCGCAGACGGATCAGCAGATGCTGGTCGAGCCATGTATCTTAAATATACAGGCACGTTAGACTCAGCTTGTACGATTACGATTGGTCCAAACACCATGAAGCGAGTTCAAATAATTGAAAACGCTACTAGTGGATCGCAAAATATTATTATTTCGCAAGGCTCAGGAGCTAACGTAACTATTGCTAATGGAAAAGTGGCTATCGTTCAATTAGACGGAGCAGGTGCAGGTGCAGCAGTTTTAGATGTACTTACCGATTTACAACTTTCTGACAGCTTAACTTTAAATGGTCCAACGCTAACAATAGGTGACGCAACAGCCGAAGATACTAAAATAGTATTTGATGGTAATGCTCAAGACTACTATGTAGGACTGGATGATAGTACCGATGATTTAGTTATAGGTCTTGGTTCAGCAGTAGGCACAACTCCTGGTATTTCAATAGATGAAAACCAGTTTGTTACTATGCCTAAAAAAGTTACAGCTTCTACTTCAGCTAATATTAGCCAAGTAGCTATTACCTCAAGCTCTAATGCAGTAGCTTGGGATGCAAGAGCTGCCGCAAACGCATATCATGTTACAACAGAAAATACGACTTTCTCAGCCCCAAGTAACGCTGTAGAAGGTGCAATTATTTCTGTAGAAATAGCTCAAGGTGGCACAGCAAGAACAATAGCTTGGAACACAGTCTTTGAATTTGCTGCTTCAACTGCACCCACCATTACAGCTACAGCCAACAAAACTGACATACTAGCGTTTCGTTATAATGGCAGCGTGTGGCAGGAAATTGGCAGAGTTCAAAACCTAGCACAAACTTAATATGGAAACGCTACAGCGTACAGCAAATAGAGGAAGCATATCTACAGGGTATAATATTGATAACTCTTTGAAGTTAGAAGCTGATAATTCTGAGTATATGGATAGGGTTATTACTACACAGGGAAATCAAAAAACTTTTACAATAAGTGCTTGGGTAAAAAGAACAGAAGTAAATAGTTCCGTAGATGGTTTTGGGCATACTTTTT